GAGTAAGTAGTCCCGAAGGCAGAGCGCAGCGTTGGCGGAATAAACGAGGGTCGGCGGAATGGTGATGGTGTAGCGCGGGTCCTCAACCTTTTTGCCACGAATCACGGCGCTGATGTTTGGAATCCCGCTCGGGAATTTCTCGGCGTCCCACGTCAGCCGAACGTAAAGGTAGGCGATGCCGGAGAGCTTGTGGTTCGAGGTCCATTTGCCATCGGTGAGGCTCGCCGTGTCCGCGATCAAATCCGCGTCGGCGGTGTCGCCGGGAACGCCGCGCTTTTTGTTGATGCGAGCGACCCCTGCGTAAAATCCCGTCGGCGTGTTCGAGACCAGTGGCACGAGCTCGTCGTTGAAATACACCTCGTCAATCGCTTCGACCTCGTGGCCGGCGAGCGTCAGGACCATGTGCAGGAACTGATTTTTGTCTCCCGTCGTGCTGAGATAAACGATGGTGCCGCTGACGCGGGTTTTGCCGTAAACAATCGTTCGCGCCGAGATCGGATTGCGGACCAACTGCGACCGGTCCGATAGCGACGAATCCGAGAAGCTCGGCATCTTCGGCGCGAGCAACTTCGACGCGGACATTGATGCGGCTATATAGGTCGTATATTTTAAGACGGCAGCAGTCGCCGCAACGGCGCCACTGTAAACGCCTGTCCCGACTGCGCCTGCGCTTGTAAAAAAACCAACAATGCTCGCTGCTGCTTGAGTAAAAATTGCTTGTGGCATGTTAAATTCTCCAAGCGGTTTCGACGCTAGAAAGCGGCCCGAAAACAATCCCGTCCTCTGCGACAAAAGCCGTCGTTACGCCAAGGCAAATCCCGAGCGTCAGGCCGCGCCCGGCTTGCTGCGCAACGATGTCGCCGCGCCCGGCCAACTGCGGTGTGATGCGGTTCAGCCCGAGCGAGTCAACTAAAGCCTCGACGCCGCCCGCTTCGTCCAGGAATCGCATTGCTCCAAGTGCCGACGAGTAGCGATTGCGCCACGTTCTGGAGTAATCTTGACCCGTGCAGACCTCGACCCAATCCGCCGCGAACATGCAGCAATCATTCGAGCCCCACGCGAAAGGTTGATCGCGGCGCGCCTCGATAAATTGCGCGAGCAGGTCAGGCCAGTTGTCGCGACGTGCTGGCATGGTCACATGTAGGACGTTGACTCGCTCTCGTCTCCGCCGTCCCGAATTGGTGCCGCGAGCTTCGCGTTGCCCCAGTAAATTTGTTTTTCCTGAATCGCGTTTACGAATTCCAAGCCGAGATCCGTCGAGAAAAGATTCTGCTGTTCTTCGTGCGTGTAACGCACTTCACGCGGACGGCGAAAGTCCACGAGCTTATTTTCAGCGGTCATGATAATTGACGCTTCCTGCCCGTCGTCGTTGACCGACATAACGTCCATGCGCCCGGCGAAGATCGTGACCGGCGACGCGACAATCGCGCCAGTAGCGTCGAGTGCGCCAAATAGCACGGAGCACGCTTTGCCTTGGTAGTTCTCCGTAAGCGCAAGCGAGACGTAAGCACTCGGAATTCCCGAGAGCTGGAAGTTAATTCCCCGCGCTGAGAGGTCGGTTGTTTCCTCAACGGGCGAGATTGTGCCAAGCGTGCCGATGCCTTGGTAGGTCACTGCTCCAACCGTGATCGTGCCGTAACCGCTCCAAAGCCGAACCGGCGTGGAGAACGAGAAAGACGCGAGCAAGATCGGCGAGAGCTGCGACGCGCTGACCTCGGTAACCATGTTGGCCGAGAGCGACCGGCCTGCGGTGGTGATGCTCATGATTCGACGTCCTCCACGATCGCGAAGCCCACGCCGTAAATGCTCGCCTCCCCGATTGCCCACTCGGTGCTCGGTGACGCGAGGCGGAAGACGCCTTTGGCGCGAGCTCCGTTGATTGGATTGCCATAAATGATCGACGTGTTGCCCGCGTAGCTTTTGCGAAGAGCCGGGAAAACATCCACGCTGTTGCTCGCGTTCCACTTAATGACCTTGTAAAGCGACGTGCTGATTTGCAGCCAGTCGCCGACCTCGAAGTTGCCGGTAGCTCCGCCGAAGGTCAGCGTGGTGCCGTTCGCGGTTGCCGAAGAAACGACAAGGTTCCCTTCCACGTTTCCGCGAATCAGCGGGTTGGCGTAGTCTTGGAAATAGAACGTGCCGCGCTGCGCCGCGAGTAGGAACGCGATGACGGTCTCCGCGTCCGCTCGCTTCATCGGCGGACAATCGACCGAGCCGAGCCAGGCTTGACCTGGCCAGTTGTATTGCTGCGTTTGTAGCGTGAACGGCGAGGTGTTGCGCGAGGTCGCAGAAACGCCCGTAAGCGACAAGCGCGAGAGATTGAACGGACTCGGCGGCGTGAGTGGATAGGTGATGGCCATGACGATTAGGCGAAGGCTGCGCGGTAGCCGCCACCGCGTCGAACCATGTCGGGAATCTCGGCCTTGAGCCGACGCCGCTCTTGTTCGAGGATCGGAGCAAGTTCGGCGCGAGAGACTCCGGCCGCGATGTTGTAATTGACCGTGACGCTTCCGCTGCCCGAACCGCTGCCGCCGCCCATCTTGTTATTTGGCACGATGGTGCCTGACGCGTGCGGAACGAACAGCTCCGGCCCTTGCTCGCCGACGACGTAGGGCGAGCCCGCACTTACCGGACCGCCCATTGCCATAAAACCGGCGATTCCTTTTCCTTGCAGTACTCCGGTAATTCCTGCCGCAAGGCGCTGCGTGACCATTTGCTGGAACACCAGCCGGAGCAAATCACGGCCGAGTGAGCGGACGACCTCGCCGAGCTTTTGACCGCTCAAGATTGCGTCCTCGAAGCCTTGGGCGATCATGTCGCCGGCGTCTTGAGCCATTTCCATTTCTGCCATCACTACTTTAAGCCGCTCCATTTCCTCGGATGTTGCGCCCAGTGAATCAACAAACATGCGCTGCTTTTCCTCGGTCTCGGCGAAATTATTTGCTGCCTGTGCGATCAAGCGATTGAAAGTTTCTTGATCCGGTATTACTCCGCTTTTTAATTGTTTGCTGAGACGATCCGCCTCTGCGACGTATCTTTCCATCGGAGTCATAACAGACTCTTTCAATGATTTACCGAGCTCTCGGTTTGCCAACGTCTGAGCAATCGTTGACTGAATCCTTTCAGCGGAATCGTCCCTGCGAACTTCGAGACCTTTCAGCATGAGATTGTTAGACTCTTGCAAAAGATCGTTCACTTTTTTCTGCGCATCGAGTCCTTCGTCGTCTGATTTTGTTTTGATCTCAGCCGTGTCTCTTTCGATTTGATTTATTAAATTAACATTCGCAATGACCAGCGATGCCCGCATTGCTTCCAGTTTTTTAAGCTCTTCGGCTTCTTTGACGCTGCCTAGCTGAACAGTCACCGCTCCGCCTTGTGGTACTGCGACCACTTCCTCTCTTACGTTGCTGCGCAGCTTGTCGATTTCTGCGGCGTTTTTTATGATTTTTGCTTGGATGGTTTCCAGTTGGCGCACCGGGTCCATCGCTGCGAAAATACCTGCTTCCAAAATGCCTTCCGACTCAAGTTGAGATTCTCTTAAAATCTTGCGGACATTTTCCGCACGCATAACCAATTCGGTCAATTTTGTGATGACGGAATCAATAACTGAGGTCAGCGAAAGACCGAGCGCCGCCGCAAAGCCTGCGCCGAGAGCTTTCGGATCGAAGGCTTTTTTCATGAAGCCCGCCGCCGTCTGAGAGCTTTGCTGCAACTTCGCGAGCGAGTTCTGCACGCTGGCAAAAGCCTGCTTCGTCGCATCCACCGCCCGCAGAATGAATGATGCCTCAGCCATGGTTTTTAAGTTTTCGGTTTTGGTGTTCGATGTAAGCGAGCCAGCCGTTCAGTTCCTGCGCCGGCATCGCGAGCACCTCGTGGGCAAATTTGTGCAGACGATCCGCGAGCGCGTAAACGGCGAGGAGGTCTGCCGCCTCCCCGCCGTAGATCAGTTTTTTAGGTCATCCACCTTCGGCGAATCAGCATCCGCGAGAATGGCGTTTGCGACGCGGCCGACGACGTTGCTGTCCGCCTTGTTCAACAGCGTCGGCTTGTGCTCAATCGTGAACAGCTTTGCGCCGTGCTCGTCGGTGGCTTTCATGATCAGAATGTCCACCAAAAGCTCCATGTCGTTTTCTTTGCTGCGCCGATAGAGCCGGTTTTTTTCCGAGAGCGTGACCGGCGTTGCGTGCACGACGAGCTTCCACTCCGGCACGTCGATCTTGCGCGTGCCGAGTGAGGCGAAGTGTTCTCTGACGAGGTCGATTGCGTCCATGTGTGTTGTGTGTTTTTTGCCTGCGAAATTAAGCCGTCAACGTTGAGAGCGTCCCGTTACCTTCGAAGGCAATCGAGCCTTCTATGATACCGTCAAAGCTAGCACTCACATTAAACTGGGTCACGATGGCGGCGCCGGAATAATAAACGTCGCCGGTGGATGCGCCCTCTGGGTAAAGGTTGAGCGTGACCTGCGAGCCGATGGTGATCAGCAGTTGGCCGGCATCGCCTTCGTCCCAGTAAAGGTCACCAGAAACCGAGAACGATTTCATGGACGCGAGCCGGGTGCGGTAGGTGTCGCCGATAACCGAATCTTCCACGGTGTCGGAGGTGTGGGTCAGAGCGTAGTTGCGCAGCTCGCCGATGGTGGTGCTAGATAATTTGATGAGGCCTTCGCGGCCGAGTTTGGTTGCCATAAAATGAGGTTAGTCGGTTGAAAAATAGATGCAGTTGAAAGTGTGCCGAGCCGAGCCGAAGCGCCGGTCTTCGTCTGGCTCGATCGTATATTCGACGGACGTCAAATGCAGGTCCTGACACTGCCCGCCCAGCGTAACGTCCGCGAGCACGGCCGCTTCGAC